AGTAGGTCTTGAATCTGCCATGATTATTATTTCCTTATATATAAGTTATTTTTATTCAGATGTTATTACTATGTAATTCAAATGAGCAAGAAAGCATTTTCCATAAGTGTCATCAACAATCATCTTCTGGATGTCAACAAACCAAAAGCCAACTACAGGAACTTCTTCAAACAGGTCTGAAAGAGGTGCTTCTTTAAGAACATACTTGTTAAGTTTTTCAATCACTTCTTTACAGATGTTTTCAAACATCTGCCCTGTCTCATCTTCAGTAATCTGTGATGAGACATAAATGCTCAATCTACTTCTGTAGTCAGGAAGTGCAAAATTGACTTGCTCTGTTCCATCAATCCCAACAGAGACTACATTTACACCTCTAACTTCTGAGTTGTCAGTATTTTTCAGCACTTCATAGTTTTCACTTTGAAGCACATTCATTATTCTTTCAATGATTAAATCATCACTCACAATGTTTGCCCCTTCTTTGCTAATGCAGTCAATCTATGCTTCAATTCCAGCATTGCTTTGTCATAGCCATATTTTTCAGCACTCTTAGCATACTTCTCTATGTCTGAAGCACTGTTCTTAATCGTCACTGATGTCTTGTCACCTTCAGCTTCAAAAGTAGTGTCACTATAGCTCAATCCCTCCAATGCAGGAGACTTATTGATTAGTCTTTGAATGCCAATTGGAACATTAATGCCAATTGTGTCCAATGACTTTCCCCACATTACTTTTGCTAAACCTCTGTGAGCAATTCTTCTCAGCTTCTTAAGTTCACCTTTAGTCCTACAGTAAGCATAGGCAGGTGCTCTCTCTTGCTTATTCTTTCTTGTATTGTAAATCTTGAACTTCATTCCGTTCCTGTATTGTGCTTTGTCAATGTCAGTTGCGGTAAGTCCTTGATATTGTCCAGCAATCAATGCACTAAGCACTACAAATGGCCTTTCATACTTCTCTTTTGGAATGGTCAATGAAGGACTGTTTCCACTTCTTGGAGGTGTCCACTTTGCAGCGGCATTAGCAAAGACAACTGCTGACTTTTTGACAATATCCTGTGCTTCAAGATTTATGTCATCCATGAGCTTCTTTGCTTTCTCCTCAAAGTCCTTCATGTCATATTTCATTCTAACTTTGAAGTTGTTCATATCAGCCTTTTGATGTGCTTTGTAGGTGAAGTGCTATGCTTGCATTTGCTGAATCGTAGGTGACATTTGATATTTTGTATGTTTCATTCCTGAACCTGACTTTCTGTCCTCTACTTGGCATTCTGCTAAGTGGAAGCTTTATGTTAAGTGTAAAATTGACATCATCAACTGCACCAATGTCTCCATAGACAACAGAATCATCAATGGAGCTGCAAATGCACTTGTATGCTACATTTTCAATTAAGCATTCTTCTAAGAAGTCGCTGCATTGAAAAATATCTGAAATTGCTTTGTCAAAAATGCTCATTTGAAATATCGGGGCTGTTTTAGCAGCCCCTTTTTGTTACTTTATCTATTAAGCATTCTTGCAGAATGACTTTGGTCTGCGGAAGACATAGTCATTAGCAGCAAATGCCTGAATCTCAATTGCCTGTTTACGAGACAAGTCTTTGTCTTCGGTCACAATTCTGATAGCAATGCCATCGAAATTGGCTTCAAGTGCTTCACCGAAGTTGCCGAGAATTACTGCTGAAGCAGGAATGTTGTGGTCAATGTAGCAGTCATAGCCGATGCACTTGCGGGTGTCGGGGTCAACAAGCATCTTGTTCTGCTCTTTTGCAGAATAAGGAGTGCTTGCCCATTGATAATAAGCATCCGTTCCGAAAACCCACTTGAGGTCAGCACTGTAGTCAAATGACTCACGAATCTTCTTCTCAAATGCAAGAGCTGTGCTAAGAGCAGGAGTTGCAGGAAGTGTGACTTCATTGACACCTGTGGTGTTAAGCAGTCCAACAGGTTGGTTGTTGCCTGACAAACCGAGGAAGAATGCATAGTCAGCAGTCTGAGCAAGAGCTTTGCCAATGTCTTCCATGATTACTGCTTCGGCTGATGGGTCATCTTGGAGAAGTGACTGATAAGAGACATCAACAAAGCATCCATATTTCTTAGGAGTCATGGTCTTCAGTGCGAAATCCATTGTTGCACTTGGAATTTCACCATTGATGTCAACATATCCAGCATTGAGGCCAGATGTGGCAACGGAGAAAGAAATGCTCTGTCCAGTTACAGCAACTTTACGAGTGCCAACTGCATCTTTTGTTGAAGGAGCACGGAGAACAGGTGTATACATGCCAGGCTGATAGACAACCTGATTTAATGCTTCAGTCCCACCAAAGTCTCTCTTTGTGACTACAATGTCAGCATCTGTGATGTGGAATTTTCTCTTATTCTCTTCAATGACACTGCGTTCAAATGCAGCATCTTCATCTGACATTCTGCCAACGGCATTTAGTAATGCTTTACGTAATGAAAACTTCTGATCCATCTTTTTAGTATCCTTAATATTAAGTTTATTTTTGTATTCTTTTACAGCATTTTTGAAGTCATTGTAACTTCTTTTTTCAGTGATGAACTTCTCTGCTAACTCATTGCAGCCCATTAGGTCTCCGAGTGAACGAATTTCTGCTTCTTCAGCTTCATCACATTTCTTGGCTTTCTCTTCAACCTTTTCTTCATCACAATCTTTTTTCTTTTCTTCAGTCTTTTCAGCTTCTTCCGCCTTTTTCTCTTCTTTCTTTGCTTCGGCTTCTTCAGCTTTCTTAGACTTTTCTTCTTCAGCCTCTTCAGCTTTCTTCTCTTCTATTTTTTCAGCTTCTTCGGCCTCTTTCTTTTTGTCTTCTTCCATAATTTCCTCACCGTTATCTAGTGCTCTATTGAATCCAACATTTATGTCTGCTGGAATTCCGCACTAATGAGCCTTCGTAAATCATAAAACGGTCAGCAAACATTGTCTTCTTCCCATTTATATTTTCAAAATGGTATTTTTCAATACTATAACCAATTGAGGTGCATGTCATTATACCCTGCTGAATGTCTTTGACAATGGCTTGGACTTCTTCTCTTTCACTGAACTTGACAGTGCATTTGACTTTATTGTTCTCAATCCATGCTTTGGTTATCACACCTAAGACTTTTTCAGGGTCATGGTCTTTAAGGAATGCACAAGCACCACTGTTCAGCCTTGAAAAATCTACACTTTCATCTGATATTACAAGAACCTCATCATATACACCAAATTCCTTTGACTGTCTTTCATAAGGCTCACTGCTGCACAGAGAAAATATGTATTCAAGACTTTCACTCTTGTCAATTGCAATTTCTCTTGTGTATTTCATTTCAATCCTCTAACTTCTATTTATAAAACTTCTTAATTCTTTCTACCATCTTCTTCAATCTGCTCTTCATCTGTCTTATCTTCAACTGGGTCAATTGAAGCATTTGACTTATTGTCATTGAATGACAGGTCTTTACTTAAGCACATCTGCTTCCATAATGCCCATCCATCAAGTATTTCATTGGGGTCACACCCATTCTCTTCAATGACTTGAAGTGGGTTTTTGACACCAAGCTCAAGTGCATATTTAGTAGCAAGAATGTCTCTTGATGGGTCATACCATGCTCTCTTAGCACAGATGAAATTATGCTGTCTTAATGCTTTCTTCACTTGGTCTGGTTTTAAGAAGTCAGAATTAAGAACTAATGCCTCAAGGAACAGTTTATATTGGACTTCTTTCCAGTTGTCAATAAGGAACTCTTGGGTTGACTCAAAGAATGTCTTTGAATCAGCAGCACCCTCTCTAAGTGAGCTGAAATTGACACTTTCATAGTCTTTGCATAATTGATTATAAGAAATTCCTAGTGAAGCACCAATCTTCTTTGTTACAGACTTCACAAATGAATCAAAATTAGAGTTTGGATGTGTAGGTGCAACTGACTTTACATTATATCCATTGGGAACAACTGAAGACTGCCCTGGTGCTAACTCTTGGACAAATGATGCTTTGTCATCATCTTCATCACTAAGGAAGTCACCTTGAGGAGACTGTCCATTTCTCTCATAGAAAATGCTTAGAACAGCTGAAATCTTTGCAGCCATCAATTCTGCTGTCTGAAAGTCTTCAAGCTGTTTCAGGTCATTTAAGCAAGCATTCAAAGGGCTGAATCCTCTAACTTGCTGTGGAAATTCATGCTTGAAGATGTGAATCATCTCCGATGCAGGAACTTTCTCCTCTTTCCCCATTTGATATACTACAGTGTCTCCGTGGTCTCAAGTAATATGCTACAGGATTATAATGTCTGTCAATTTCAATTCCCATTACAATAGCATTCTGACTGCCTGAAGCCTCTCTCCTCTTAGTGAAGTCAATTGACATAGCATCAATCAATTCAAATGAGACTCCAACTGGGTTTTTGACATTCTTATGAATCCTTATGAACACTTCACCATCTACAAGAAGTGTCCTTAGAATCAATTTGTCTAATTCTTTTGAACCTAATGAGTGGTCTACTGTAAGAAATCCATTTGCGGCTTTGCCCCATTCATAGAACTTCCATTCAATCTCTTCATTCAATGCTGTGTCCAATTCTCCATTGGCATCTTTTACTTGTGACTGAAGTGTAAATCCACTTTTGCCAATTATGTTCTTCTCCATCAGCTCAAGATAGCTTCTAACTATGTTGTTGTTCTTTGACAATTCTCTTGTTCTTGACATAAGCTGCAAGAGGTCATTGTCAATGTCAAGATTTATCTTAGAGAATGAAGAATACAGCCAATTTGTGAAGCGGTTGTTCCTAGCACCAATGAATGCTCTGTTTCTTGGTTTCTTCACTGTCTCGGCTGGCTTTTTGAATATGTTGAATAAATTCATCAATAGCCTCTCCATGCATAAATTATTTTTTTCTGGTCTGATTTAGAGACAGCGGTTTCATCACCTTCTTCCTGCTCTTCTTCGGCAATTTTCTGCAATATGAAGTCTCTCAGCTTAAGTAGCTCATCAAGTCTATAATAACTAATTCTCTTATCACCTACACTGACATCATTTGCTGGGTCAAGGGTCTTTCCTGCAATCCTGTCTTCAACTGCCTTCAATGCTTTCTTCCAATAAGAATCAATATCAGTTGAGAACATCAGATTAGCCTTGACTTTAATTGTTCCTTCCTCTATAATGCCATTAGAATCAAGGACTTGATAACTATATCTCCCAGGAATCCATTCCTTTGTCTCATCGGCTGATGCAGTAAGATACAATTGTTCTCCTTGAAAAGTCACTTCACTAATGACATATTTGTTCAATCCATCAAACAGAACCATCTGTGATGATGCATTTGGTATCTCTTTATCAAATTGAAATCCTTGAAATGCTTTAAGCATATTGTTCTTCCTTAAAATCTATTTATCAAATTAAATCATAAAGCAAACCAATTGCTCTTTTTAGCATCGCTTTGCTGTTTTGTCTCTTCTTTTTTCTTCTGCTTTTCAAATCTTCTCACAATGCTTGATGCTTTTGCAAATCTATATCTTGTCTTTACGAATGACTGAAGTGCAAAGTCTTTAGCAAAGCAAGCATATTTCAAGCAGTCGAATTGGTGGTCTTTTCCTGTCTTTGCAATCCAATTCTCTGGCTCATTTCCCCATTTTGAAGAATCATCAGGACGGACATCTCTAATCTCTGCAATATGCTCATCTGAAATGCTTGGATAAAACCATAAGAAGTTCTCTTCTCTATTCTTCTGTGCATATAGATAATAGATAGCAGTTGACTTCCAATATTTTTCATTTGTTATGGCAAGTCTTTCTTGGTTGTCAGACATTCTCCAATTCATTGAGGTCATTGATGTTCCTTTCTGCATTATCACATTTCTATGCATCTTAGCAAAATGCTTAATGTCATTGGCTCTATGCCCACCTTGGTCAATCACAATGAATGTAGGCTTTATTCCAACACCATCTGCATTTATCAGATAGTCTTTCATCAATAAGTCTTCAAGTGTCTCAATTGGAGGAAGACTTTCTGC